CGAAGGACGACGGGAATTACAAGCTGACGGTTTCTCACCAGAACAATGGTAAGAGAACTCGTCACCTCGTCCGCTTTGACAATCGGAAGATCGCGGCCGACCCACTTCTGGTGTCGGTCAATCTTCAGTACGACATGGCGATTTCGATCGTCATGGACGTGCCGAACATCGGCTACACTGTAGCTGAAGCGAAGCTTGTGGCGGATGGCATTCTTGCCTACCTCACAGCATCTTCCGGTGCGAACGTTACCAAGGTTCTTGGTAGCGAGATCTGATTTAGATCTACTCACTGGATGGTGGGGGCACCCCGGTTTTAGTCTGCAAATAGGGCAGAGTTTTCTCCTTCTCTGCTCTAGGCGCAACACTGTTACTGGGGTGTTTCCCTTAAAGGGTGTAACAACCCAACCTAGTGAGCTTCATGTCTGTAGTCCCATAACAGGAATATCCTAGCCCCATTTTAGGAGGTGAGATATGAAAAGCCTGCTGGAACTCTGGCGCGTGCTGGCAATTGAACTTTCCAGCACAGTCGGCGTTAACACCACGCTTGATTATGAATACGTCAAGCGTCGATTCGAAAATGAAGGTGATAGTTTTCTTACTATCACCCTACCAACCTTTGGCGAAACGCTCGAAGGAGCGCTTGCTATCGGTTTTTTCGACCGTCATTCGGCCATGAAGTCCTTTAGAGGACTTCGTGGCTCGAGTCTCCCGACTTTTTTGTCGGGTTTCTCTAGTCGCATTTTCGATTCCAAATCAGGAATCCTACTCGAGGATCCAGATCCGGAAGCCATCTTCGCGATAAGGCAGCTTACGTTGCCCTTCAAGAAGATCGAGGAGCCTTGCTCGGAAGAGCGGACTCATCGTGCGTTTCTGGGTTACTTGAGGACTGAGAAGGAAGTAGCAGATTTCTCCAAAGTCTGGAGGAACTTTTCGTTAGAGGGAGACACGCGCGTACATCCGTACACGCAGCTCTCGCCCGGGACCAAGACGATTCGTCTTGATGTTCCGGGTTTTGAGAGAGTTTCCCTTCTGCTCTTCGGAGATCTCTTCGCGAAACTCAGCGAGGAGATTTATGAGCATAAGCTCTTTCCGAAGCATGGCCCTGGCGCCACTGCTGATGGGCTTCGCGGTAACGCGAAATTCTATCAGCGTGAGTGGACCACAAGGCTGGAGGAGATATTTCCTTATGGGGAATATTGCCTCCCCTCCTTGAGATTTTCCGACTTCGGTCGGGATCTTTCGGAGGTTGATTTCCTCAGCCCGGAACAGGAGCGACCTGTAAAGGTTACTACTGTTCCTAAAACGCTGAAAACGCCACGGATCATAGCGGAGGAGCCGACCTGCATGCAATATATGCAGCAAGCCATCTCCGTAAGACTCGTGGAACTCATTGAGGATGATTCCATCCTCAAGAGATTGATCGGATTCACTGATCAGGTCCCTAACCAAGATCTGGCCAGAGAAGGTTCCCGTAAGGGAGACCTTGCTACGCTCGATTTGAGTGAAGCTTCCGATCGCGTTTCCAACGAGCATGTACGGTCTCTTACGCATTCTTTTCCTTGGTTATCTAAGGGGATAGATGCGTGTAGATCCCGAAAGGCTCGTGTGCCTGCCCACTTTGGTTACAGTTCTACCGTAATCGACCTGGACAAGTTTGCGTCTATGGGTTCCGCTCTCACCTTTCCTGTTGAGGCAATGACTTTTCTTACCGTCGTTGTTTTGGCAATAGAGTCAGAGCGTGGATTCCGATTCAAGTCTCGCATGCATCTTTTGCGCGAGCTTGAGGGTGTGCGGGTGTATGGGGATGATATTATTGTCCCCACACGCTACGCCGTTCCCGTGATGGAGCACCTTGACCTGTTTGGGTTTAAGGTTAATGCATCCAAGTCTTTCTGGACAGGCTTGTTCAGAGAGTCTTGTGGGAAGGAGTATTTCGCTGGAGTTGACGTGAGTATCACTCGCGTCCGGCGAAACCTTCCTACGTCACGAGATGACGTTCTGGAGGTCGTGAGCTTGGTGTCCCTACGTAACCGGTTTTACTCAGCCGGTCAGTGGCAGGCATCCAAGTTCCTCGAGGATTACCTGGGGCAGTACTTCCCCCTTAGGCTGTTTCCAGCCATTCTCGAGAGATCTCCTCTTCTAGGTCGAGTCTCCGTTCTTCGTCGTGCCGGTTTTCAAGCCGGCGATGAATGGGACGAGAAACTGCATCGCCCTAAGGTAAAGGGTTATGTAGTTCGCTCTAAGTCACCGAAGTCAAATCTCGATGGCAAAGAGGCCTTGATGAAGTTTTTCCTCAAGAGGGGCAAAGAGCCCCTCGAAAAGGATCATCTAGAACGTTCAGGACGTCCTGATGCCGTCTACATCAAGCTCAGGAAGCTCTGTCCCTACTAAGGGACAGAACCGTAGCTGCTCGGCTGATTTAGCTTTCAATCAGCAAACCGTCTCTTGCGGCCATCTGTAAAGCACTTCCCTCTTTGAGGGGCAGATGCGTAAGAGGATCTTATACGGTGAGCAGTGAAAAGTAGGAGGGACTGGTGCCCCTTCCCAAGG